ATCACAAAGTTATTGATTCAAAAGACCCGCAAAAGGGTGTAACTCAGCTTAGACATATTGACCCAACAAAGATTCGCAAAGTACGAGAAACAAAGAAAGACCCTAGTCCAGATCATAATGGTATTGAGATGGTTAAAAAAGTAGATGAGTATTTTATCTACAACGACAAAGGGTTTGCGTCATCTGGTGTGCAAGGCAATAATCAGGGTATTAAGATTGCACCCGATTCTATTGTGTATGTTCCGTCAGGACTTCTCGACAATAACTCAGGTCGAGTTATCTCATATCTACACAAAGCAATCAAACCAGTTAATCAGTTGCGTATGATTGAAGATGCGATTGTCATCTATCGTATCTCTCGCGCACCTGAGCGTAGAATTTTCTACATTGATGTTGGTAATCTACCCAAGATCAAAGCAGAACAGTATCTAAAAGATGTGATGAACCGTTATCGTAACAAGTTGGTATACGATGCAAGCACAGGTGAAATTCGGGATGACCGTAATCACATGTCTATGCTGGAAGATTTCTGGCTTCCTCGCCGTGAAGGTGGTCGAGGCACAGAGATTACAACACTTCCCGGCGGTTCTAATTTGGGAGAGATTGATGACATCGTATATTTCCAACGGAAACTATACCGTTCACTTAACGTGCCGATTTCAAGACTTGAAGCCGAAAATGGATTCAGTCTTGGACGAGCCTCTGAGATTACTAGAGACGAACTCAAGTTTACCAAGTTCGTACAACGTATTCGTAAGAAATTCGTCCCCCTATTCACTGACTTGCTCAAAACTAACCTACTCCTTAAAGGAATAATCTCACCAGAAGACTGGCCGCGTATGCAAGAGCATATTCAGTATGACTTTATGGAAGATGGTCACTTTGCAGAGTTGAAGGATGCAGAACTTCTTAATGATCGTATTCAGACACTTGACGGTATTCAGTCCTACATTGGAACATTTTTCAGTAAGGAATATGTATTGAAGAAGGTACTAAATATGACAGATGCAGAAATTCAAGAGATGCGTGATCAGATGAAGAAGGAAGTTGAAACTGATCCATTGGATGGTGGTATTGATATGCCAGATGGTGGTGACGGTATCACAAGGTATCCACAGGATGGTGATGGTGGTGTGATTGCACCAGAACAGATGCCAGACTATGAGGAACCAGAACAAGATGGTAAACCAAATGATGATCAAAAATTTGGTAAAGGAGATAAATAATGAGTAAAGAATTTGTAGATGCGCTTGTGGATGGTAACAATATTGAAGCAGAGAAAGCGTTTAGTATCACAATGGCTGCAAGGGTTGGAGATGCTTTAGAAGTTAAACGCAAGGAACTTGCAAATACGTTTGTAAAGTCGAGTTATACTGATCAGGAATCGGATGTAAATGAAACGGATTGAGGAAATCTATGAATCTACAGTTGTAGAGAGGGATGAACACAGGAAATCTAAGCAATATAAGCGTCTTTCACCCAAAATGAAAGACGCAGTGGATGATTTATTCAAAAAAATGGATGCGAAACCTTCAGATTTCCTAAATAGTTTCGAAAGAACAATTACAGATGTATCTAAGAAATATAAAGTTCCTGAGAGGGAACTTCTTGGATATTTTGAAAAAGAAATGTTAGCGATCTAGGGGATAAGAATGGCTATTGTTGCAAGAGTACTCAGAGATACCGTTGTTAATGCGCCCGGCGCTGGTGGTACAGTTACGCTTAAGGTTGATATTGAAGATGATGCTGCGGCCGATACCGCTATTTTAGATGGAAGCACATTAGATGGACATGCGAACGGTGCAAAACTACACATCGCCAGAATTTGGTGGGCATTGACTCAAGGTAGTGCTGATGATGATACTGGTCATGTTGAAATTCAAGAAGTATCTTCTGGAACAGATATTGTTCAGATTAGACTTGCCGGAACTGGACACTATGATGGTTCTGCTGGCGTTATTCCCGGCACTGCTGCAAACACAACCGCAACTTCTAGTGACCATCAAATAACTACTTTTGGTACATCTGGTTTTGTTATCATCGAATTCAAAAAAGACGAAAACTATACATCGTAAGGATAGAAAAATGAAACTATTTTCAGAGGCAGTCGAAGACGTAGAGTATATCTGCGAAGCAAAGGAAGACGGTAGTAAGAACTACAAGATTCGTGGTATCTTTATGCAGGCTGACATCAAGAACCGCAATGGTCGGGTGTATCCTATGGAAGTACTCAACAAAGAAGTAACTAAATATAACAAGAACTTTATTAAAGAGAGCCGTGCATTTGGTGAACTTGGACATCCAGACGGACCAACCGTTAATCTGGAACGAGTATCCCACATGATTACATCTCTGGAACCTGATGGTAAAAACTTTATTGGTGAGGCGAAGATTATGTCTACGCCTATGGGTGAAATTGTGAAGAGTCTTATGGATGAAGGTGCAAAACTGGGCGTCTCCTCACGGGGGATGGGTAGTCTAGATCAAAAAGGTGGTGCAAATTATGTGCGAGACGACTTCTATCTCGCAACGGCAGCAGATATTGTTGCTGATCCTTCTGCACCAAACGCTTTCGTGGAAGGTATCATGGAAGGTAAAGAGTGGGTTTGGAATAACGGAGCGTTGTTGGAAGCGGAAATGGTAGAAATGAAAAGAGAATTTGACGTAAAGGAACGTCGAAGGAACGCAAATCGCGAAGCTTTAGCATTTGCTAAATTTCTTAAAAGACTTTAATCTTATAAATAATAATTAACGATAAGGAGACACCCTATGTCAGAACTAGAACAAACAATTGAAGAGCTGGAAGCGGAAGTGCTTGCAGAACTAGAAGAGGCGTCTAAACAGCCTACTGATGGTGCTGCTCCTGCTGAAGGCAAGAAGGGTCTTGGTAACGAGACTCCCGGCGGCGAAGTCGATGATGGCGGTGAAGCCGTTGTTGAACCTGATGCAACAAAATCCCCAACGGATGTTGCTGCAAAGAAGGTTAAGAAAGACACATCTGCACCATCTAAAGGTGCAAAATCAGAACCCAAAGTAAAGCAGGGTTCTTCTGGTGAAGCAACACCCGGCGAGTCGCAGAAACTTGCTGCTGGTGATTTTGTTGAACCCGCAGAAGGTCAGGAAGTCGTTAAAGAGGCTCGCATGACCAAAGAAATGTATAAGCAGGAAATGATGAAGAAGATGGAAGGTATGAAAGCCGTCGATCTCAAAGCTGCTTACGAAATGATGATGAAACCAGAAGACATGGAAATGGATGAAGAAGCTCTGTCAGAACTCAAGAAACTTGAGGATGCCAAGGCTGAGATCGAAGAGAAGATCAAGTCCATCAATGTCAAGGAAGATGTTGACGCCCTCGTAGAAGGTGAAGACCTCTCCGAAGAGTTCAAGGACAAGGCAGCGACAATCTTTGAAGCTGCTGTTAAATCGAAGACTCGCGAAGAAATCACTCGTATTCACGAAGGAATGACTTCTGAGTTTGAAGTAAAACTGGAAGAGTCGGTTGAAGCTCTTACAGAAAAAGTAGATACTTATCTCAACTACGTTGTAGAGGAATGGACGAAAGAGAACGAGTTGGCAATTGAGCGCGGTTTGAAGGGCGAGATTGCAGAAGACTTTATCTCTGGACTGAAACAGTTGTTTGAAGATCATTATATTGACGTGCCTGATGAGAAATATGACGTTCTCGAAGCACAGTCTGAAAAAATTGCTGAACTGGAAGAAAAGGTTAACAATGTCATGGAGCAGAATATCGCTCTTACCTCTGTTAAGTCTGGTCTGGTTCGGGAACAGGTCATTTCGGAAGCTTGCGAAGATTTGACCGATACTGAAATTGAGAAGTTCAAGTCTCTTACAGAAGATGTTGACTTTGCTGACGAAGAGTCCTTCAAAGCAAAACTCGACACCTTGAAGGAAAGTTATTTCCCAAAGATGATTGTTGAACAAAGTTTTGATGATGAAGACGGTGGCACCGCACAGGACATTGATACGACTGAAGCAATGAGCGCTTATATGTCGGCAATCAGTCGTAACAAAGCACGTGCCCAATAATATTATTAACGGATGTAATTAAAAAAGGAGAAACAAATGTTTCAGACAGAACATCTACAAGAAAAGTGGCAGCCAGTCCTAGAACACCCCGATCTTCCGAAGATTGAGGATTCTTACAAGCGGGCCGTTACCACTCTCATCCTAGAAAACCAAGAAGCTGCTTTGCGTGAAGACCGTGGTTTTCTTGCAGAAACAGCACCAACCAACAGCACTGGTGGTTCGATTGACAATTGGGACCCAATCCTGATCTCCCTCGTTCGCCGTGCGATGCCTAACCTTATCGCGTATGACGTTTGCGGTGTGCAGCCAATGACAGGTCCAACGGGTCTGATCTTTGCGATGCGTTCCTCGCTTCAGTCTTCCGATGGTGCAGAAGCTCTCGTTGACGAGTCCTTCCCAGGCGCACAGGGTCGTTCGAACCAGAACGCTGCCGGTACAATCGGTGGTGGCGATGTTGGTTCTACAGAAACCAACCCTGCTGTTCTTAATGACAGCCCTGCCGGTACTTACACAAGTGCCACAGGTATGACGACTGCTCAGGCAGAAGCCCTTGGTGATAGCGGCACGAACGCTTTCGCTGAAATGGCCTTCTCCATTGAGAAGTCAACGGTTACCGCTGTGTCCCGTGCCCTCAAGGCCGAGTACACGATGGAACTGGCGCAAGACCTCAAGGCGATCCACGGTTTGGACGCCGAAACAGAACTCAGCAACATTCTGTCCACAGAAATCCTTGCTGAAATTAACCGTGAAGTTGTTCGTTCGCTGTATGTTACGGCGGTTGCGGGTGCTCAGGTTAATACAACTAACGCTGGTATCTTTGATCTGGACACCGACTCGAATGGTCGTTGGTCGGTTGAAAAGTTCAAGGGTCTGATGTTCCAGATCGAGCGTGACGCCAATGCGATTGGTCAGCAGACTCGTCGCGGCAAAGGTAACATGCTGATCGTTTCGGCTGACGTTGCTTCTGCTCTTCAGATGGCTGGTGTTCTTGATTACACGCCTGCTCTGAACAACAACCTGTCGGTTGACGACACATCCACCACATTCGCTGGTGTGATGAATGGTCGTTTCAAGGTCTATGTTGATCCGTATTCTGCAAACGTCGCTGCTTCTCAGTACTACGTCTGTGGTTACAAGGGCACATCGCCTTACGATGCTGGTTTCTTCTACTGCCCATACGTTCCGCTTCAGATGGTTCGTGCGGTTGGTGAGAACTCCTTCCAGCCCAAGATTGGTTTCAAGACCCGTTATGGTCTTGCTGCTAACCCATTCGCTGCTGCGGGTGCGGTTGCTGCTGGTGACACGGTTAACACCGATGCTTCACTGGATGCGAACACCAATGCTTGGTATCGTCGCGTTAAAGTCTCTAACCTTATGTAAAATAAGGGGTCTAACAGACTTGGGGGAGAGCTTCGGCTCTCCCCTTTTTTTGTTATAAATAGATACATGGCAACAGCATCATCACCACTCGCAAGACAACCAGATCAGTTAGACTATGCAAGTCCTACTCAATTTCGCTTTGGTATCAAACAATTACCGAAGGTAGAGTTTTTTACAATTAATGCAAATCTACCCGGCATTGAAGGTGCATCTATAGATTTTGCAAACCCCTTTAACAACATTCCAGTTATGGGTGATAAACTTACCTACAGCGATCTTAATATCACATTCATCGTTGATGAATATCTAGAAAATTATCAATCACTACACAACTGGCTTACTGGTTATGGGTTTCCATCTGACAGAGCTGAGTTTAGAACACATAGGGATGTAACATCAAACACTCCAGCTGGTGGTTCAACGCCGCCTGTTGACCTTGTTACTAATGCAACTCCTGATAAGGCAATGTACTCAGATGCATTTCTTATGATCCTGTCAAACAAAAACAATCCAATCCTAAATGTAAATTTTCAAAATGTTTTTCCTGTTTCGTTGAGTGGATTAGAATACACGCAAGGTGCAACAGACGTTGAATACATGACTGCTGATGTTTCCTTTAAATATCAAATCTACAAATTTGAGAGTGTCTAAATAGAAATGAGCAGATTTGGTAAGCTTTAACAATTATCAAATCTTAGACTTAATCACTGGTGACAACTCGTTCGAACTCATCAGAGTCAATATAGCAAAGAGAGAAACCAAACTGCTCACTTTTTTTATTATGAGGTAAACATGGATTTAGAGACACTAAAACGAACTGCAAGAGAAGACCTTCCCGTATCTGATCTAGAACACATTGATCAGGAATCTTTCAAAAATCAAATGATCAAACAGAAGTGGTTGGACTACAAGGCTGACTTTGAACTTCTGCTCATCAAAGCAAAGACTGACCACCAACAGATGTACCGCGAGAAGTGGGAGTACTA